GAGAAACGCTGGAAAGACGCGGCTACTGAGATGAAAGATTCTAGGTGGCATAAACAAACAACAAAAAGGTGCGAAAGTCTTGCAGAAATAGTTGCAAAGACTAACGTATAAAGGTAGGATTAATCATGGGTAAATATACATATAAACACTTAGGACATAAGCTTTACAATGTTCCTGGAGTAAAAGATGACTCTAAAATAGTAGAAATTAAGTTGGACCCAAAAGCAACAACTTTAAATGCTATTAAAAGATTGAATCATCCTGAAATGAAAGCTCAAGGTGGCTCAATGAAGAAAAAAAAGAAGTTTCCTGACCTAAGCGGAGATGGTAAAATCACCAAGAAAGACATCTTAATGGGTCGTAGTATTATCAAAGCACGTAGACGAAAAAATAG